CCATTAAGAAACCAAACCTTTTGATTTCCTTTTATTACAGGGTCGTTATTGTACTGTTGGCTCTGGATTTTTCCTTTTGCAGTATCCATCTACCTTGCTCACTTTCTGAAGGAGGGTGAAAAAATTGTCTAGACCCACACAGCATACAGAAAATTTCCATATGTTCGGTTGTGCTGTATTGTCTATCGACAAACATACGACCTTTGCATTTTTTGCAAAAAACCATTTCCCACCCTCGATGTTAGTTTGGTATGCCAAGAATAATTAAATTAACCGCTAAAGATAGATCTCCAGAAGCACCAAATCTTACGATTCCTTCTACTCTTGATGTTGTAACTGTCTTTAAAATAACGCTTACGTTTTGTCCCGCAGGAGTATTGCCAATATTTACTGGAGTAGCAGTTGCTATTGGTTGATACTTAAAATCGCTTGGAAAGTCATATGAGAATGTTTTTTCGTTTCCTGCTGATACTGTTGAGTTGTTTGCTACCTCAACATACCCGCCGATCATACGAGCCTCAGATGTTTTTACGCTTTGCTTTCCTGCGCTTACGGTATCTACAGTTGTATAATTATAGGTTGCTGAAGAAACCTGTGTAGATAAGTCATTAATAGTATCAGCCAACTGATAGATGTATGTGACATCTAAAGGTTGTCCTCGTTCTGGTAGCGGTACTTTTGCCATTATCTCTCCATTATATCATTAGATCGTGTGCATTGCAGGGCTATAAACTAAAAGATTTGAAGAATCTCTTGAAATTGGTTCACCCTTTAAATAAACTTCTACAGTTACTCTGTTTGGTGCTTGCTCTTGATCTACACCGTTAATATAAAATGTTGTTGGATGAACAAGGTTAATAGAATTACCAGAGATTCTTTGAACATAGTTAAAATCTCCTAGACCTGCAGCCTTACTCCATTTTACCCATACATCGTAATCTTTTGCTTGTCGTATAACTTGATTTCCTATCTTAACAGTCACGGTATCCCAAGCAACTGTAGTTATACCAGATGACACAATAGTTATATTTCCAGAAACATATACGTATCCAGGATCAAGAGTAATTATTGGAGACCAGTGAGATGTTCTGTTTTTATCTTCAGATATAATTCTATACCTAACATCATACTTTTCAGTAATGCTATTTATAGTTGGAAGAGTATCTTGTTCAACCTTAACTTTTTTAATAACTTCATCAGCCATTAGGTTACCCCAATAGAAAATCTAAACTCAATATAATTACTTGTATTGGGAGACTTAATAATTGTTTCAGCCCCATCTGTTTTAATTACAGAGTATCCAGTTAAACCATACAGTGGGTTAACTGTTGCAACATTTTCTAATCTAATAGCATCTAAAGCAACATAATAGTCTTCTGATGGAACGCCTGCATCAATTACACATGCATAAATTTTAACAACAGTAACAGCATTCCACGTAAAATTAGCACTTGTATAAAGTTCTTGCAGTTGCTTTGTTACTACAAAATATCTATTAGTTAAAAAATCTTGTACTAGGTCTGGGTTTCCAGATGTACCGTGGTTTATCTCTGCTTCAAACCTTGCAAACTCTCCAGACCCATCATCAGTTGATGCAAAGTCGACAAGAACTCTAACTGTTTCTGGAATTGCATTAGAGTCTCCATCTTTATTGATTAAAGAAAAAGCAAGTTTTAGTTCATCAACTGGTGAATTTCTTGTAAAGTCAACGCTTGCTCCAGTTAGATGTATGTGATTTGATCCAGCCTCAACAACAAAATGATCTTCTGTTGGACCACTATCTTCGCTTATAGTAAGATCTGAATCATCACCTTGAATAAATATTGTATTATTTAAAAATCTACATCTTTCATATCTAGCAGAACGTGCAGGCTTATAGAATATAGAGTTGTCTGCATTTGTTTGAAATACCGCTTCTGGAATTGCAATAACATTATCATCGTTTGGATCGTCAAGAGGTGCTGAGTATGAAGGTATTGCTACTACTGCAGCAGCGGTGTGATGTTGCCAGTTTTCAGCAGTTGTAAAAGCAAACACATTTTTACTATCATATGCTCCTGCAGATGGATTAGATCCAGCAGAATATAAGCCGACTTCTGTTATCTCATATCTTTCTTCTGTTGGTAGTTCTGCAGTAAGAACAATTTTATTAACACCACTCTCATTTACAAAACCTCTAGATGATACAGGAATTCTAAACATTTCAAAATCTAAGGCTTCTTTTGTAGCAAAATTTCCTGGGCTATCCTCAAGGTCTAGTGGTGTTGGTCCACACCCTACAGCAATATAAGAGGCATAGGCAGGAGCCTGACCAAGCATATATTTACCTATAATGTTCTTACCAGTATTAGTTATCATGAGGTTATTTCTCCAAATTCCGCTTCATATATTGTACCACTTACCGTAATTTCTACCTCTATTTGTTCGTCTGCTTCAACATTTACAGCCTCAATAACTATATTTCCATTGGTTGAGTCTAAATATACATGCTTTCCACTAGGACCAGTGCCTGTTCTAGGTATTTTATTTTCTAGTTTAATTGGAAAGTTAGCAAAATACTTATCAGATGTAGCCTGAACACTAAGAATGTTGTTTGGATTATACTGCTGTTGAATAGAAGATAGGTTTTTAATTGGTTGATACGAAACCTGTTGACCATTAATAATATCATTACGAGCAATATTAATTAACTCTTGACCACCAATATTTTCAAATATAAGGTCTGTCATTACCTCAATAGGAAGTTCATCATCGTTAAATAAAACAGTATCAATTGGTGCGGTTTTAACTGCTGGTGGTGGAGGTAACGCTGCTGCAACACTTGCTGTAGTTATATCTGCTGGAGTTAGTGGAGTTGGATTTGTTGATCCTCCCCAAGAAGAATATGATGAAGATGACGAAGAAGATGAAGACGATGATGAAGAAGAACTTTCTTGCACAGTTGATGTAACGATTGGTGGTTCTGGTTCTTCAATAGGTGTAGGGGTTGGTGTAGGGGTTGGTGTGGGTGTTGGTGTGGGTGTTGGCACTGCTACTGTTGGAGTTGTAGATTTTGGAGGGGTAGAAACTTTTGATGGAATAATAACTTTTGTCCCAGCAAATATCGTATTGCCACCTTTATACTTTGGATCTTCAGTAAATTTTGGGTTAGCAGCAAGAATTGCTTTTACTGTAGTGTTGTTTTCTTTTGCAATAGAACTAAGGGTGTCACCTCTTTCTACTTCAACCTTTATTGGGGCTTTTGATGTTGCTTGACCAAATGGGGTACCTGCACTTTGTGTTGGAATCCCAGCAGCCTTGGCAGCAGCAATGGCTCTAGTCATTCCTCCATCATCATAAGCACCCATATTACACCTCGCTCAAATATGCAGTCATACTTGGTCCATCTTCTGCTCTTGAATATTCAATATTATATACTACAAACCTACTTGATGATGATGCAACCAAGTCTAAGTTAGAAGAGTCTTTGTAATCAATAGTTACTATATCTCCAAGTTGTAAGGTTGGAATTGAAAATAGATTTACACCAACAGATTTCTTTGGATGCATAATTTTATTTATAATCCATCCCATCAATGCTTCAGCATCATCTGGTGTTTGAACATACATACTGTCGATGCTAAATTCATTTTTGCCATAGATCATTCTACTTTGTCTAATTTCATCATACTTAGATTTTTCTACAAGAGGAGAGTAAGCAAGCGTATCACCCTTAAACTCTGGATCAGATAAGTTTCCACGTTTTTTAAAGTATTCATCAACTGTTAGTTCATGGGTTGTATCTTGTGTAAAGGTAATTCCTTGTATTCTTAAAAAGTTTCCTGTTGTTTCATCTAGGCTTAAAGCCTTATCCGTAGCGTTAAAGATTAAGAATTCTGCTCCATAAGAATCTGCTTTAAACCCAGAGGTTGTGTACCCTTTGATTCTATTGAATGTTGGAGACAACTGTGCATAAAGAGCAGGGTAAGCACGATCATACTTAACATCAAAATATGCACATTCACGCATAAGAGTTCCAAACTCTTCAAAATACATATTATATTTTGGTGGTTCTTGTGCACTAATTCCAGAAAGATATGTAGACTGGATAATTCCACTCATTGCATATTTTCTAAATGATTCATTAGCGTTAATCTTTGTGTCTGAAAGGGCAGATGAAAGAGTCTCTCCAACAGTAAATACACTATTCTGAGAATAGTTTTCTGAAAGCGCATATATGTTTTCAAACATAACTCTTGAAGATCCACGGGTAAACAAAGCCATATTGTTATAGATTGGAAGTGGATCTGTATCATCAACAACTCTTATAAGTTTATTATTAATGTATAGGTAGAATCTTCTGATCTTACCAATGTCTTGATATTCTACTGATAAATCATATACCGTTGGATTATCTTCACCAGACATTCTATACTGCCCAGTAAATCTTCCGTCGTCTACAAGTATTTTTGAAAGACCTCCCCAAAGTTTAACAGGAATTGCGTTATTACTTGAAGAATCTTTTTTAACTTTATAAAAAACTATATTGTTAATAGATTTTTCAGCCTCACCTTTTGTATTTAATTTTAAGTATGAATTAATGTTATCTTCAGTCAATGCAATAATTTCAAAATAGTATCCGTTATTTGTTTCTGGATTTAGTAGAACCGCAAGCCCACCGCTTCCACCACCAATGTTTACGTTTTGGTCTGGTTGTGTGCCTGAAGCCTGGTAGTATGTTGTACTACCAATTGGGGTCTGAGTTCTACTAGTATTGTTTTCAATTTTACCAACTATTCTCATTCTTGTTCCAAAATGTTTATAGGCATTATTAAGTGATTTATAAACATAAGATACAAAATTAAGTGGAACATCTGTAGTTTTAAATGATGGACCATTCATAACAAATGCAGATGATTGAATAGTTCCAGTCTGAGTGCTTTTTAAGTTATTAACCTGTGTTTCAGTTAAATAATTGGTTGCCATAAAGTTTTTAATAATTCCATTGCGTGTTGTTTGTTTTGCAAGAACATTGTCAACGCCTGCTGCACCAACAGTAGTTGCTGGGTATGTAACATCTTCATCTAATTGTGTTGTAAACATAAAGCCAGCCTGCATATTACATCCACGAACATAATCGTTATTAGACCAGTAATCACTTATACCAGCAGTATGCTCAGTTACAGTTGTACCAAACTGACCACGACCATGGTCAACAACTGCTCCATTTTGTAATCTTGTTATTCCGTCAACGGTTTCATAATATGGAGTTGAATATATTCTAATTAATCCCGTTGGATAAATTTTACCATTAAAAGGTATTGATGAAAAATATCTTTGATATTCTTGGTTACTACTAATCCATACGTTTCCAGTTCCAGTAACATTAAACTCGGCAGCGTCATACCTAATAATTTCACCATTTGAATATAGATATCCATCATATCTGGTTAGCCAATAAATATTTTCACCTAAATCAACTATATTATTAATAACTGAATGGTTTACTACTGTAGGTACTGCTGAAGATAATATTGAGTTTAGTGGCATTGCCCCTAAAACATAAGCACTACCTTTTTGTGTTAATGAGTTAACGGTTTTTAGTTTATCTGTGCTAGAAACTTCCCAAAGTAAAGATGGTTTATATAGCCAAGTTTTTTCACTTGCAAGAAAAAATGGCTGTTCAATAGATCCATAGGTTCGTTGAATATATCTAGTTGTATAGTTAATTTTTCCATCATT